AACGTGATCCAACAGATCGACCGTATCCACGGGCAGATTATAAGTAGACTGGTTGTAGGTAAGAACCTGCTGGCCCTGCTCTACAGTCCAGAGATTGATGCCGCGATTAGCCCACTCCATAAGCAGAAGGTTAAGACTACGGCGAGCAGTTCGCAGATCATAGCCAGAATGCAGTTCCGCGCCACAGCGTTCAAATGCCTCTTCGACAATGGTATTGAGGTCAAGATTGAAGTCGCTAGTGGCGGCGGTCTTATACGTCGGCATCGCGCCCTCGTTTACTTACCCTGATGCCTATAGGCACGGGTCTTCTGGCTTATCTTCTTGGGCTGGGCCACAAACTGTTTGCCAGCGGCCTTGCCTTTGCGCTTCGCTTTAGTGGTCGCTGCGTACTCAGCGGGAGACAGCGCCTTGATGGCAGCCTCGGGAAGATACCGCTCTCCGGTCTCGCTCGACGGCTTACCAGACTTAGTGCGCCACTTCTGCTGTGTCCACGCTTTGAGCGACTTCTGCGGGGCTTTCAATCTCGATACCCCCCGCCTTTTTCCTTGTATCGCTTAGCTAGCAACTGCGCCTTTCTGGCGCTCCACTGTCCTGCAGCAGTGCCTTGCACTGCGCTACCTTTGATCTGCTCAAAAAGCGCCTTGCGCATGCCGGGCTTGGTGTAGTTACCAGCCTGATTCACCTTGGACTTGACCTTGCCGCCAGCGGCAAAAGCCTTGGGGCGCTTCGATTTAGCGATAGCGCCCATTCCACGTGATGGCAACATTACCGCATCTTGCACTTAGTCTTGCCGTGCGAACAGCAGCCATCCGCCTTCGCAGAGCGATATACCGAACCGCCTTTTGCCATTTTCATCATCGGCTCGCGCTTCTTCGACATCATGCCGCCTTCCGAATACTTCATCGCCTTCATGTCACCATCTCCTTTGAAACGTCGGCCCTTATCAGCCGTCATGAAATCCTTGCCAACTGAAACGGGGATACCAACCTTCTTAGCAAACTTTGGGTTATTGGCAACCGCCGCCATGAGGCGGTGTTGCGCTGCGCTTTTACTCGGCATCTTTACTGCCCGCACGCCCAAATAGTTTCTGTATGGTGCTAGTCTCGTATATACGAATACCTGTCCATACTATTGTAAACAAAGCCGCTATTTCAGGCAGCATATCCGTCAACGCCCCAACTACCGTCGCAACCGAAAGAGCGTCAACAGTATACTTTACACCATCGACATATTCTGAGCGCATGTTAGCAATTCCACGCACGCAAAGATTTATTAATACGGCTATTTGGATCTTTAGCTGTCTTGGCGGACGTGAGTTTCTTCTTCATGCCTTCCATGCGAGAGCAGAAGGACTTGCGCCGCTTTGCATCTTTTTCGGTCTTAGGGTTGGGTGCAGGAGCCTTTAGGCCCGGCTTGCCGGGATTGGCTTTGTTATAAGAGGCGCGGCCTTTTGCATTCAGGCCGCCCTTCGGGTTCTTTCCTTCGCTACGTTGCCATACCGGCGTCTTAGCCATTTTATGCCTGCGCCTCTTTCCAGTTGATACGGGCAAGAATAGTCGATGCAGTAGCAGATAGGGGTGTTGCCACCACATACAGGATGTCTGGACCGTCAGGGTAAAACCCTGCTTGCGAGGTAGGCAGTGTGTTAGTCGTGCCGCCGCCAAGAATAGAATTACCGAGGTCGCGAACACTCGCAAGACTGGAGGTCGTAACTCCAGTGGGGTTGGTATAGAAAGCATATACCGACTCGCCGCCCGTTACCGTGATAGCCGCTGTATTCAACGCGATCTGTGCCAACGATGAAGTAACACCGTTAGCTTGCTGAATTGGGGCCACAAAGCCCGCCGAAAAACCCGCGCCGCTCGCAAATCCGTTCAGTACGAGGTTAATTAGATAGCCGGTGCCAGTTGTATACAAGCCCAGCGAGTCCAGTGTGAGCTGCATACGGTTAATAATTTCTTTGTTACCCAACAACCCAGTAGTGCCGTTATCTACCGCTGGCGCGATACGAATAGCCATAAGAGTGATCGGCGACGTAGAAGACGTACTAACCGCCGTAGTCATACCGTAGTTGAACACGAGCGATTTATCATCGTCAAACCGACCATCCATAATCACCGATGAACCCCAATGCGCAAGGGGCGCTGTAGTATCCGGCGACACGAATTCAACTTGGGTCGGTGCAGTAGCGGAGTACGTAAACGTCTGCGCTGCAGCTTGTCCTCCAGTCTGCGCTCTTCCTGAAATAACGAGCGTAGAACCAGTCTTAGAGGAATAGTTAATATACTCAATGACGCCGTTAGCGCCGGGGGCAGTTATTTTTATAGTGCCAGATGGCGCAAAAGTGGCGGTACTGTCTACGCGAATTGACGTCCCGACACCGCTAGTATTCAGAAGAGTAGCCGTCAAAAAAGTCTTAGGCGACGTACCATTAGACTCATAATGCGCCGCCATGTTTCCGGAGCGCATATATGCTTCAAATTGGAGGTTATTATTAGTTTGCTGGTATACGTACGTAATTTGACCGTTCGTAGTACGAAGGCCCCATCGAGCAAAACCCGCTCCATACCAAGAATACTCGATATAGAACATTTGCATTCTGGTCAGGTCAAGCCGATAACCAGACGGGCCAGTACCATCCAATCTATCGAGCCACTGCGACTGAGGAACACGGGTATCTACGGTTTTAGATATAAGGCAACCGCCTTGTGTCAAAGTAGTACCGCGATATTCCGGCGTAATGAGCATAGACGTATCACTACTAATCGACTGGACGCGATAACTCTGCCCACGTATTACAACCCAATCACCGGGTTTTAGTTGACTACTAAACTGGGTGCCCGTACCTGTTACGGTACTAGATCCATTAGTGACAGTAGATGTGCCACTTATCTGGACAACGCTATTTCGCCATACCGCATATAAATCTTGACCATCGTATTCAAAGAACAGACCGTTTTGGAGGTCAAACATGCCTATTCTGTTAGAAGACCCATACCAAGTATTTGGAGTGACGCGAATAGGGAATCCGGTTGCGGTAACACCACCGGCGGTTGAATTCATCGTATAAGTAAAAGTGGTCGGGGTAGGGGTAGTTACAACAGTATAAGTTCCGTTGTACTGACCCGGATCACAACCTTGCACAATTACAGTAGCGCCTACGCCCATATTATGAGCGAACCGCGTAGTAACCGTCGCTGTAGTACCTACTGAAGTAATCGACGTTACAAACAGTGTAGGTTTAAGAGACGTACCGGTTGAGAATTGTAGCCCCTTACCAGATTGATACCTGAAATACCGTCTAGATTGCCGGATAGTCTGTTGGTTTGGAGCAATAGCGCCCGCTGCAAAAGCTACACCGCCGTCAAATGAACGCGATTCTACAAATCCGGCTGGACGAGCGTACAAAGTAAGATTGTTCGCTACGTTACTAAGAGTACCAAACGGAGCTACAGACGTAGTGTACGTCAGGGTACTCGCAGTCGGAACAGTGGCAACCACCCACGCGCCATTGCCGGTATTCGCAGGTGCAGTAGAGGTCAACGTAATTGCCACAGGCGCGCCGATAGTGCCGACCGTCTGAGAGTTGTTGACTGTATAGTTGGTGCCAGTCACAGCTACGCCAGTAGCGTTAGTAGCCGCTGCGCTCAGAGTAAATGTAGGATCTGCACCAGAAGCAATGTACGTGCCGGGGGTAATACCACTACCGGCCAACTGCATACCAACGGACGGGACCGTACCAGCGGTGCGCGTAAGAGTCGTACCGCCAGTAATATCTGCGGTGAAACTTACGTTATTAACAGCGGAAAGAGTAGTGTTGGCGCTAACGCCCGCACCGGTAACAGAATACCCAGTGCGAAGCGCAAGGCCCGCGCCCGGCTGTGCGTTGAAACTGAGGGTCGTGCCGCTAATCCAGCCGTTAACGGCATTGGCTGCTGTAGAGGTAATACCGCGAACGTAGATATATGAATTAGCATCAAGTCCGTGCGCCGACGAAGTAGTGACGCTAACCGTCGTGCCCGCATTGGTGAAGGCGTTGGTAACGCCGAGCGGAATACCGCATGCGGAGTAAAAATACCCCGGATATACGAACGTCAAAGCAGCATTGAGTTGGTTACCGGATGCTACGTTACCTACGGCGGTATAAGTAACACTTACGTTTGTACTAAGTGCTTCTACGTAGTACCAGCCGTTGGCGTTATTATCCAGACTGTTTTGCACAAAGATAGGAGAGCCAATAGCAAAGTTAGCCGTGCTGGTCATAGCGACTACAACGGTGCGGGTACCGTTACCGGTAACCGCCGTAACCGGCGCGGCCTGTTGGGGCAGGTAATACATACTCTGCCGATTATTCTGCAGAGAAATGGACTCCCACTTCGTGGGCTGCTGCCCATACTCAAAGTCAGTATCGATTAGCGACTGCGGAGAAGAAATACGCATTTTGCCAACGGGGTCTTGCGACCCCGGAGACGGCGTAATATACCCAGCTTGCTCAGCGCCAGAACCAGTCCACGGAAGAGACTTGTTCGTATTACGATCAACTATAGTCCATCCGGACATGGTATCCCCCTACAAATTACGGGATCGGAGCGTACGAACCGTTCGCATTACGAACGATATAGCTGATAACCAGCGTAATACTCGCTCCAGCACCAGTCGGGCCAGTCATCGCATAAGTAACCAGCTCGTCAGTAGTACCAACGATGGCGGCGGCGGAACTAGTCGTAGTGGTAGTAACAGCGGTAATACCGAGAGCGGTAGGCAGCGTTACACCGTTTGCGTAAACCGTGCCTCCGATGCTGATCACAATTGTGCCAGCCGTAAAAGCCGTATTAGTAAAGAACTGCATGCCGGTAACCAGCGCGCCAGCGGGGAGCGAGGCGGCGGTAATAGTGG